AAATGGAACCATGGTTAGTTCCTTTACGTAGCAATATGCGTAAAGTATACAACAAACCAGAGATTCTAGAAAAAATGGAAAAGGAAGAAAACATTGAATTAGTTTCACTTGCTCACTTCCGAGGCCGGACATTTGATAATGCAATTTGCATTGTAGATGAATTTCAAAACTTAACAAAACAACAACTGCAAATGGTATTGTCTCGTCTAGGCAAAGACAGCATCATGATTTTGACGGGAGATAGATATCAAGTCGATTTAAAGTTTAATAATGATTCAGCAGTGCACGATGTACCTAAACTAACTAAATCAAAATATGTAAATGAAATCATATTGCTTGACAATCATCGTCATGAAGCACTAGATGAAATTTTACGCTTACTAAATGAAAGATATTGATATTTATATTTAAAAGGGAATATAGTGAATTATGCTAAAATATATAATCAGATTATTAATCGAGCACTAGATGCTGATCGATTAAAAAATACTGATATATATTTCGAATCACACCATATTATTCCTAAATCATTAGGCGGCACAAATGATTCTAATAATTTAGTATTACTTACTGCGAGGGAACATTTCATAGCTCATAAATTGCTTTGTGAAATATATCCAGGTAATAATAAATTAAAATATGCTTTATGGGCAATGATGAATTTAAATAACAATAATCAACAGCGTACATATAAAATTTCATCGCGCGAATATGATATGATTAGATTTGAATATTCTAAATTAATGTCATTACCAAAATCAGAAAAACATAAACAAAATATTTCAAACGCATGGACTATAGAACGTAGACAACAAGCAAGTAAACTTTTATCGGAAAAAAATAAATTGCGCGTTAAAGATAAACATCCATTATACGGAAAAACAAGACCTGAACATTCAGAATGGCTTAAACAAAATCATCCAATGAAAGGCAAGACTCATTCTGAAGAAACTAAAAATAAGATACGTAAAAGTTTGGAGCAAACTAGATTAAAAAAAATAGGAGAACAACATGGCTGATTATAGTGAAAACAAACCAATTTGGCCAGGTAGTTCATCATTTACTACTGGATCTACGCCTTTTGGGTTTTTTGATGCAGATCCAATTTTCCAAAACCACGCTGACCGATTTGCAAAGGCTGCAGCACAGCATTTAGGCTATCCGATCATGGATGTTGAAATGCAAGCAATAAATTTCTATACAGCATTTGAAGCAGCAGTAATTGAATATTCAAATCAAGTAAATCAAGTTAATATTGTTAACAACTTGATGAATACATTAGGTGTTCAGACAGCATCTGCATTTTTAAGTGGTTCTAGTTTTACTGGTGCAGTAATTGGTAATTCATTTGGATATATAACTAAATTATCAAAAGCATATGGTACTGAAGCTGATAGCGGCGGCACACTTCGTTGGCATTCTGCGTCAATTGATATGATACCAGGTCAGCAAACATACAGTTTACGATCTGCAGTATCTAAATCATTAGGTATCAATATAACAACATCTTCAATTGAAGTTAAACGTGTACTACATAATCCACCGCCGGCAATCGTTCGTTATTTCGATCCATTTGTTGGAACAGGTTTAGGTTCGCAACAACTCTTAGATGCATTTGATTTTGGAGGATTCTCTCCGTCAGTATCATTCATGATGATGCCAATTAATGCTGACTTGATGCGTTTGCAAGCCATTGAATTTAATGACCAAGTACGTAAATCTGCATATTCATTTGAAATTCATGGAGATGATATTAAGATATGGCCAATACCAACATCAGGTACAGGATCATCATCAGCTACACCTTATTTTACTAAAGTTTGGATCGATTTCATATTTGACACAGAGAAAGAAGCCGATGCACTTTTATTCGGCAATACAGCACTTTTAAACAATGTTGTAAGCGACGCATCTAATATACCATATACGTATCAAAACTACGGGAATATTAATGATATGGGGCGTGCGTGGATAATTAAATATGGTATTGCTCTTGCAAAGGAAATGTTAGGACTAATTCGCAATAAATACAGCAGCGTGCCTATTCCTAACGGGGAAGTAACACTAAATGGCTCTGAATTAGTTTCACAAGGTCAATCTGAAAAAGAAACATTGATTGCCCAACTGCGAGAATTTTTAGATAAATTAACTAAAGAACAGATGATGACTCGTCAAAATGCAGAAGCAACGCAAATGCATGAAATGTTGTCAAAAGTACCATTGAAAATTTATGTTGGATAAGGAGGAACATTATGGCACTTTTTGGTGGAATACGAGATGCAAGATTTTTAGCTGCAGTTAATTCTGAATTGATCAACGCAATTATAGATACAGAAATTGAATTTTTTAAATTGATTGTTGAATCAAGCAATTCAAATATATACGGCGAATCTCCAAAAAAATCATATTATAATTCAATATTAATTCCTTGTTTAATTACCAAAGAAGGTAAAACTGCAGCAATGGATGATTATGGACATTCATATACCAGAACGGCACAATTTGCAATTTCTAGAGACTTATTAGAACGAGCTGCATTTTATCCGGAAGTAGGCGATATTGTATTTTGGGATAATGAATATTATGAACTTGATAATGTTGATGCAAATCAATATTTTACGGGAAAAAATCCAGAAACATGGCCTAATGGATCAAATCATGGATACAGTGTATCGGTAATATGTGATGCACATGCAACCCGCCAAACCCCAACATCAATTACAAATTTGAGACGCGGCGGTAATAATAATTCAAATGCATTTAAAGGATTTTAATGCCTAATATTAATAGAAACAATATCGATCGCAAAACAAATAAACCGAATCCAGATCGTACAGGCGGTATGCGTCCTGATATTATTTTGAATCGTGCCGAACAAATACGCAGAGATGATGATATCATACGTACTACAAAACGATCTTTATATGATATTGATTATGCAATTAAATGGTATATTGAAAATGAAATACGACCTCAAATTATAGATCAAGAACGATTATTACCAGTTCCGGTAATTTTTGCAGCTGGTGAAAAATGGGACAATGTACGTAAATTAGGTTATATTCGAGATGAAAAAGGAATGTTACAATCTCCCGTAATCATGTTAAAACGAAATTCCGTAACGGAACGAGATTCTGTCCGAGGTTTAGATGTTAACCATGTTTTATCAGAAAACGTACGAATATACAAAACAAAATACAATGAACGAAATAAATATCAAGATGAATTATTTCCAATACCATTAAATGAACCACAACCATCAGAAAAAGTTTATATTGCAGATATTCCTAAATATGTGAATATTGAATATGAAATGATGTTATGGTGCGATTTTACGGAGCAAATGAATTATCTTGTAGATCAAATTTTACCATATAGCAGATATGCGTGGGGTAATGAAGCAAACCGTTTTTCAACTTCATTAGGTCAAATAAGTTTTGAAACCGTAAATACAGTAGGAGAAGATCGATTAGTACGAGCAACAATTCCAATAACTGTTTTAGGTACATTGTTATCTGAACAAGAAGTTCGTAGATCGACATTGCGCAAAGCATATTCCGTTAAAAAAGTTACGTTTGAAAACATTGTGGATATAGACGGCGATTTATTCGGAAGCACAACGGTATCAAGCAAAGTATTGACAGCATACGCTGCAGGACAAAATGTAACTGTTTCAACACCGACGGCTTCAACAAAATTAGATCCTGCAATAATGGCATATCTAACAAACATAACAGAACAGCTAGCTGTATATAGTAGCTCAACTACGGTTACTATTGCTGCAAATGCTGCAATCAACCCAGTTCTGTTAACTACTGCAACTAAAAATGAATTTGATATTTATGTCAATGGACAATACATTGACAAATCTGCATACACTTGGACACCGTCGGATATTTCTTCACAAATAATTATATTTGATACCAACATATTAGGATATCAAATTGATGCATCAGACATCATCATAGTTAAAGGAAGGTGGGCATAATGGGAAGACAATTTAAACCGGGACAGTTACAAACAGGCTCTTTATATAATATATCTTCTAGTTTTGCTGTGACTGCATCTTATCTAAACGGATACATTTCTTCATTTCCATTTACTGGTTCCGCTCGAATTACGGGATCATTAGGAGTAACTGGTAGTATATCTACTACTACACAATTTTATCATTCTAATTCATTAGATTCTAGTAATCGTACTTTAACTGATGGGTCTTCTAATACATCTGTAAATTGGGGTAACCGATCGTTGATAAATAGTACTACAGGCGAAGCTAACATTAACTGGAATGATGTTGGTACGTTTGGAATTACTACAATTCCTATTATAGAAAAATTTGATAGGGATAGAATATCCAATGAATTGCAAGACTCTTATGATACTGAGCGTATATATGTAAGTGGAAAAATATTAGAAAGAGCTGATATTGACGCGGATCTTAAAGATGGTACTTTAGTATATTATAATACATCAAATCAAAGATGGGAAAAATTCCCACAAACCAATGTTTCTTTCCCCAATAATTACCTTACAGGCAGTCTAGGACTTACATGCAATGATAATTCTTCTGTTTTACTTGAAGGAACAATCACAGCAATTAAAAATTCAGCTGATCCAACTGCATCATTTGGTCCTACAATAATTGATGATCCATCAATTGGGTCTCCTTTATTTGCTGCCGGTTCACTTTCAAACCCTACTACAGATACTGTATTTTCCTCCCAAATACCAGAAACAACAAACGATACCGTACGTATTTTAGGCCATGTTATAGGAGAAAAACCAATAGAAGCAGGAATTAGAGGATATTTAATATATTTTAATCCATCAAATGATTTTTATAAGTTAACAAGTGGAAAGCAAATTAGCGCCATTAATGGAAAAAATATATCTGCACCAAACGCTATACAAGCAGATTCTGCCGTCACGGCTATAGCTGCATCAACATCATCTTTCTTAAATACACTCAACCAAAATTTAACATTTAATGGAAATTTAACATTAAATGGCACTGCCTCTATTAGAACATTAGTAGTTAATCAAACTGTATTATCAACCGGTTCAAACCAGTTAGGTGATGCTGCAAATGATACACAAACATTATATGGTACTGTAGTAATACCTACTGGTAGCTTAACAATAACAGGAAGTGTAAGATCTACAGGTGGATTTACAGGTTCTCTCTTTGGTACTTCTTCATATGCTATTCAAGCATTAAGTGCTTCATATGCTGCAAATGGTGGGGTAACCCAACTATTAGCAGGTCCAAATATTTCTTTATCTCCAACAAATGGTTTAGGTCAAGTAACAGTTAGTGCTACATTAAGTGGGAGTACAATTTTTAACACAGCCACAGGATCATATGGTAGCTTTTATTCTACACAAACACAAACCAATGTAGCGGGTACAGCTAGATCAATGTCTCTTAATACAACTGACATTACAAATGGAGTATCTATCTCTGGATCAACAAATCCATTTAACACATATATTAAAACAGAAAATGCTGGAGTATATAATATACAATTCTCTGCTCAAATAGATAAAAGCGATGCTGGGAAAGATGAGATATGGATATGGCTTAGAAAAAATGGAACAGATTTAACAGATACTGCAACATCAATACAATTAACTGGTAACGCGGATCATCAAGTAGCAGCATGGAACTTCTTTGCTAATGCAGCTGCAAATGATTACTTCCAACTAATGTGGTACTCACCAGATGCAAACGTTCGTTTACATGCTGAACCAGCATTTGGAGTAGTACCAGGCATTCCTTCACTTATTGTAACAGCAAACCGAGTAGATCAATTTTTATCTAATACAGGTTCATTTAGTGGTTCATTTACAGGAAATTTAATTGGTACTGCTTCATACGCAACTCAAGCAGTAAGTGCATCCTTTGCAACAACATCTTCATTTATTGAAACCAAAACAGTATTTAATCAACCAATATTGGGTACTGGTAATATAGGTTTCGTTAGTAGATCGTTCTCGCCGTCAATTGGTAGTAACTCAACCGGTGAAACTCAATTACTCCAACTACCTATTCCTGCTAATACTTTTAACGCAACAGATAAATTGTCATTTTTTGCAGTATTTAGCAAAGTTGGCACGGCGACAGCTTTCACAGTGCGTGTAAAACTAACCACTTCTTCTTCCATGCCAGCAGGAAATACATCTCAGATAGCTCAATCTGCCAATACTACAACCGCAACGCTCTATTTTAAAATATCTCGTGATCTCTTTATATCCTCAGGTAGTTTATTTGGTATCTCATTTACCAATTCAACAATAACCGACACTATCGCTTCCCTCAACCCAATTACCTCAGCGTCATTCGATGTTACTCAAACACAATATCTTTATGTTTCAGCTGTACCAACCACTACACCGACAGCTGACGTAATACGTTTAGAGGCATTTGAAATTAAAAATATTTAAAATTATGTATGCAATTATAGAAAAAGAAACCGGTAAAGAGTTGTATTACAAAGCTGACAACACAGTATTAGATACTGAATTAGCTATAACTGTATTACGTAATGAATATATGGAAAATCCACATTTTGATTTCGAAACTCAAGCTTGGTATGATTTACCTATAAATGATAATACGTTAACGTAATTGTTGATAATAACTTTGATTATGTAATTATATTCTTTATTATAAAGATAAAGGATATACATGACAAAAAAACTAGACAAAGAACATCTAGAAGCTTTACAACAACTTCGAAATTCGTTTGCAGAAAATGCAAATAATTTAGGTGCTATTTCATTAGAACAAATTGCAATTAATCGAAGATTAGAATTCTTAAATGCGCAGCAAGATAAATTATATTTTGAATTTGAAGAGCTTCGTAACCAAGAACAAGACTTGTTAGAAAAAATGCGCGAACGTTATGGAGACGGACAAATCAATATTACAGATGGTACATTTACGCAAACATCTGGTTTAGCACAATAATCCTATATTTATATAAAAAAATCATAGGAGTATTATAATGGCAGAAAGATTAGTTTCTCCAGGCGTATTTACGAACGAAGTAGATCAATCGTTTTTAGCCGGAGGTGTTGCCCAAATCGGAGCAGCAATCATAGGTCCAACACAAAAAGGACCAGCATTAATTCCTACACAAGTACGTAACTATTCTGAATTTGTTGCTACATTTGGTTCATATACAGATGAATCATATGTTCCATTCGTAGTAGAAGATTATTTACGTCAAGGTGGAGGAGTTATTACAGTAACACGTTTATTGTATGAAGATGGTTATAAATTAACCAATGGTGCATTAGCAATTCTAGCAAAATCAGGATCTGGCGCTGGGGCCGTTCAAGTTGTAACACACGTATTGCACCCAACTCAAGCAGTAACATACAATGCTGCAACCAATCTATTTGATAAGACAGTATTGTTGAATGCTGGCTCAGGCTCATTTGCAATTAAAGTATCGGGTTCATTTGCAACTGATTCATCTGTACCAGGCTTCTCAGCATTCCTTGCTGGAAATGGAGCTACGGTATCAGCATCGATCAATCAATCAAGTAATTCATACTTAAGCAAAGTATTTGGCAATTCACCTAAATCATTGGATTATCCAGTTTATGTGCAGTATGAAAATACAACAGCAACAAGTTTATTCAATAACTTAGGCAATGTTACTACAGAATTAGCAATTCTATCAAATTATGAATTTTTGCAAGATTTCCAGGTTGCAACAACACCATGGGTTACATCTCAAAAAATTGGTAGCGCAGTTAAAAACTTGCTTCGCTTCCACACATTGTCTCATGGTAATTCAGTTAACTATGAAACTAAAGTTGCAATTCGAGACATTAAAACTGCAACAGAAGTATCTGATCCAAATGGATATGCAACATTTACGGTAGAAGTACGCAGAGTTAATACTGCAAACATTACAAATTCAATTTACGGTTTGATTTCTGATACAGATTCTTCACCAGCAATTGAATCATTCTTAAATGTAAACTTAGATCCAGATTCACCTCGTTATATTGCTAGAGTTATCGGCGATCGTTATCAAACCGTAACCAACGATGGTGATTTAGTAATTTCGGGAGATTATCCAAATCAATCTCGTTACATTCGTGTTGAAGTTACCGAAGGCGTTTCTAACAAAACAAATGATAAAACATTGTTCCCATTTGGATTCCGTGCTCCAGTTTCTACAATACCAAATGCATCAGGTTCATTGAATTTACGTGCAGCTCAATATGTAACATCACAAGTTGTTTCAAGTCAATTTAGCACAAACAATTTGCTTGGATTTGATTTCAATGTTGCTAGCAACATGAGTTATTTAGGAGCCACTCCTACTTCAGGTTCATCAACAGGAAGCAGTGTAGACTTTTATTTAGGTGACGTATCTCAAGATTCACAAGTTGGTTTCCCAACATTAGCAACTGCATATTCAGGATCATTAGAATCTGCATTAACGGCAGGCACATTTACTAGCAATGTTTCGTTAACAACTCGTAAATTTGTAGTTCCATTCCAAGGCGGCTTTGATGGAGCTCGTCCAAACTTACCAAAATATTCGGGTGCAAATATTACTGAAGGTAACACATTTGGTTTTGATTGTACAAATGCATCATCACCAGGTACGATTGCTTATAATAAAGCATTTGGTTTATTAAGCAATACAGATTATTATGATATGAACTTGTTAGTTACTCCAGGTATTGTAACAAGACTTCATTCAGCAGTAACCAATTTAGCTCAGAATTTAGTAGAAGCTCGTCAAGATACATTCTATGTAATGGATTCAAATGCATTAGGTGATAATATTTCAACCGTAGTTAATCAAGTAACAAGTACAGATAGTAGCTATACTGCAACTTATTGGCCATGGGTAAGAATTACCAATCCATCTAATAACATTCCATTATGGGTACCACCTTCGGTAGTAGTGCCAGGTGCATTAGCATTTAATGACACTGTAGCTCAACCTTGGTATGCTCCAGCAGGATTGAATCGCGGCGGTTTGACTCGAGTATCTGATACATATGTAAGATTGTCACAAGCAAATCGCGATACATTGTATGATGCACGCGTTAATCCTATTGCAAACTTCCCTAATGAAGGAGTAGTAATTTGGGGGCAAAAGACATTACAGGCTCGACCAAGTGCATTAGACCGCGTAAATGTGCGTCGTTTGTTGATTGCAGTTAAGAAATTTATTGCATCTTCAACTCGTTATTTAGTATTCGAACAAAACACAGATGCAACACGTTTGCGATTCTTAGCAATTGTTAATCCTTATTTAGATTCAGTAAAAAATCGTCAAGGATTGTATCAATTCCGTGTTGTTATGGATCAGTCAAATAACACGCCAGACTTAATTGATCAAAATATTTTATATGGTCAATTGTTCCTTCAACCAACTAGAACGGCTGAATTTATTGTATTAGACTTTAATATTCAACCTACAGGAGCTAGCTTCCTTATATAGTATTCAGGTTAAACAAAAGAAAGGTAGGACTTCAGTTCTACCTTTTTTACTTTGCCAATATTTATATAAAAAGAAAAAAGAGGATACAAATATGCCACTAACTCCAACTTTACCAGATATTAGTCAAGACGATTTGTTTAACACTGCGTTTTCGTGGGAACCGAAATATACCAATCGATTTATCATGCAATTAGCTGGTACAAATATTCCTGCATACTTAGTAAAGGCTGCAGCTCGTCCTAGCATCACTAACGGCGAAATTGTTTTAGATCACATCAACATTGATCGTAAAGTAAAAGGCAAATCACGTTGGAATGATATTTCTATTACATTGTATGATCCGGTGACAGCCGAAGGTGCTCAATCAGTAATGGAATGGGTTCGTTTTCATCATGAATCTTTTACGGGCCGCGATGGCTATTCTTCTGATTATAAGCGCAATATTGAATTTTATGCATTATCAGCATTAGGCGAAAAAATTGAAAACTGGACATTAAAAGGTGCATTTATATTAGATGCAAACTTTGGACAAATGGATTGGGGTACAGAAGATGCTGTAACAATCGAGTTAACATTGAAATACGATTACGCAATTCTCGGATATTAAAAATCACAATTCAATGGGGCTTTTGCCCCCATTTTTTATGTTCATATATATTTATAATAAAGTTATAGGAGTTTAAATGAGCGGATTAACAGACCGAGTTTCGAATCAAGATCTAATCTTACTAGCAAAACAACAATATGAACAAGACAAACGCAAAACTATTCCAAGTGAAGTAATACAATTGATTACTAATGGACAAGTTTATCCAAAAACACATCCACTTCGTTCCGGAAAAATTGAAATGCGATATATGACTGCATATGATGAAGATATTTTAACAAATCCATCATATTTGCGAGAAGGTATTGTATTTGATAAATTAATTGAAGCGTTAATTGTAACACCCGTTGAATATTCAACAATTTCTAAAATAGATCAGACCGGTTTGATTATTGCAGCACGTATACTAAGTTACGGAAAAGAGTATCCAGTTACCGTTACTGATCCAAATACTAAGAATAAGCTCAGCAGCACAATTGATTTAACTAAAATACTTCCTAAACAGTTTGAATTAGAATCAGATGACCATGGTGAATTTGATTATACATTAGAATCTGGTACAAATTTAAAATTTAGATTTTTATCAACCGGTGATGGCGAAGAATTAAAAATATCTGAATTTTTAGAGCGAACGATTATGCAAGTTAATGATACTAGAAATTTAGAAGATATCAAAAATTTCATCCGTTATGAATTTCTTGCAAAGGATTCAAAAAAGTTTCGTACATATGTAGTAAATAATATTCCTGATCTAGATATGAAATATGAGTTCGAAGGTGAAGATGGGAGCACCTTCATCGCCGGGTTTCCGATTGGAACAGACTTTTTTTGGTTTTAAGCCAGAAGACCGAGTAGAACTTCACGAAAGTTTATTTAATTTATTATGGTACGGAGCTGGTCGATGGGACTGGGAAACATTGTACAACATGCCCGTATATCTTCGTAGATTTTGGATCAAAAAAATCAACAAAATGAATGAAGATGCACAACAACGTGCTGAACAGCAACAATCTAAACAAAAGTCTAAGCAACAATCTAAAATTGTAAAATCTCCATTGTAAATATTTATATAAAATGGAACAATTTATATGACCAGTCACGCGCAACTTATTATTCGTTTGAAACAAATGCCCCGTCAAGGAAAAACATCTATACAAATACTAACAGAGCAAATTAATAACGTATATGATGCATTTAAAGAAGGCGGAAAAGATGTAATAAGAGCGTCAGCATTTAACGAATTATCTGATTTAGCTATCGGAACATATGAAAAATTAAATGTTCTAGAACAAAGAAACCGCGCGGTAGCAGAAGGTTTTAAAGTATCTACATTACGAGCTGCACAATTGAGTCAAGGATTTGATAAATTAGGCGTAACATTAGGTGTTAATACCGATAAACTTAAACAATATGCTGTTGAATTAAAAGCATTATTTCCAGGCCAAGCTGCATATTTAGCAAACGCTGGCAAATTTGGAACAAAAGTTGCAGAACAGTCTGCATTTTTACGAAACAATTTAAAATTATCTGCAGAACAAGTTGTTCAATTTACAAAAAACCAAACTTTAATGGTTGGCGCTAGCGCTAAATCGTATGAACAAATGCAAATAGATATAGCAGACTATTCTAAAACGTTGCGCGGAGAATATGAAGGAGCATATACCGATATTATAGAATCAATTGCAGATTTAGATGCAGAAACTGCAGCAGTATTTGGAAAAAGTGGCACTAAAAATTTAGCAGCTGCAGCATTGCAAGCAAAAAAATTAGGATTAGAATTAAATAAAGTTTTACAAGTTGGCGATAATTTCTTAGATGTTGAGTCAGCAATTGCTTCAGAATTAAATTTGCAATTATTAGGAGCTAAAGATTTAAATGTAGCTAAAATTCAAGAAGCACGTTTACAAGGAAATGCTCTAGCATTAACTGAACAATTAAATACATTTATAAAAAGTAATGCAGAACAATTAAAACAAAATCCATATTTACTACAAGAAGCAGCATCAGCATTTGGTATGCAAAAAAGTGAAATATTAGGAGCAGTCGCTGCACAAGAAGCAAATTCAAAATTAAGCGAAGAACTAGTCGCTGCACAAAACGCAATAGTCGCTAAACAACAAGCAAGTTCAAAATTAAGCGGAGAACAAGTTGATCAACTTACTGAGCAACAAAAAATAGAAAAATTAATTGCGGCAGAAACTGAAAAAAGGCGCGCCGCTGGTAAATTGAAATCAACCGAAACGATGAGCATTCTTGAGCAAGAACAATATTTAGCAGAGCGGCGGTCAATAGCGGAGCAGAAACAAGATCAAATACAACAACAATATGCTGATAGTATAGATAAGGCAGGCGATCAAGTTACGCAAATCAATAGTTTAATTGGAAATTTAGATAAGGCAACTAATTCTGCACTAGGTAGTGTAGATACATTAGTAACAGCAATGAATCAATCTGAATTTATAAAAGCTCTTATGGGAATAGGCGGAGCGTTTAGCACGTTTGCAAAGATTGCCGAAAACATGATGTCTGGCAAAATGTCGACAGTTGGCCCGGGCGAGCAATCACAAACAACAAAAACAGGCGATTTATTTATTCCAGGCGATGGCAGTAATGTCATAACAGGTGCATATGGGTCTTTCCAAACAACTCCAGGCGATGATATTTTAGCAGCTCCAAATATTCGAGATGCAGTAGGGAGTACCGACACTAGAGCATTAATTGCCGCTTTAAGTAAAATGTCATTTCATGTTACCAATGTATTTGATGGCGATAAAATTAAATCGCAACTAGAAATACGCCAAGGTCAAACTATAAACAATATAAATAATATAGCATAAGGATTTTTTAAAATGCCAAATCAGGTAATATACATTCCAGTTTATGATTATAAAAATCCGTATGGTTCATCTATATTACAAACTGAACAAATTATTGATACTAGAACTACGTATGAAAGTACGCCATATGTGTCTACAGATAATAAACTAGTTAACGAAAAAGATTTTCAAAAACAAACAAACCCTGCAGGCTCTACATATCAATCTAGATACGATATATTACAAAATCGAGGTAATTCTACATTAAAGTCTGCAATAAGTCAAATAGGCAGAAATGCATTATCTGGAGTAGCATCTGGCTTTGGTACTGGATTGACTCAACAATTTGCACAGCCTCAAATAAATAGAATTCCAACACCTGTTGCATCTAATATATTTCGCTTGCAAGGTGACGGTGGCGGCGAAACTGAAAATATGAATCAGCCATATGAATTCACTCCAATATCTAGAATTGATGAATTAGCCAATTGGTCTATAACAAAATACAAAGATTTTAGATCATTTAAAGGACTTACATTTAGTCCACAAAGTGTAAGATTAGATGGCGCTAGCGCAGCAACTAGAAATATACGTAATTTCGATGCATTGGGCTCAGCTACGTCAATAGCATATGCTGCAGCATCAATTGTACCTGGCGGCGCATATACAATATTCAATTTAGAATCAACATATGGTTTTGGTACCCATGGCGATCCGGATGTATTACGTAAAGACTTTACTGCTGGTACACAAGTACGGACCTATTGGAAAGAAAATCAAGCTGGCGACGGCGGCAAATGGGTGATAACAAAAAATCCTGCTGAGCTTGCTACTGAATTCCGTGGTGATAAAGTAAACGTTATAGACTTTTCTCAGAGAAAATTAAAAGATGTTTATAATTGGAAAGCCCCATGGGGTGATGCAACTAATGCATTCAATAGATTTTTAGGTGCAACTGATTTAACCAAAGACTTTATTAAATTCTTTTTTACAGGTCCTAAATTAAATGCAGGTAATGTCGATGATGAAGATGATATAATTGCATTTCGTGCAATATTGGATACATTGTCTGATAATTATAATCCAAATTGGCAAGCAGTTTCAATGATTGGCCGAGCTGATCCGAATTATACATATACAGGATATACTCGAGATATAAATCTAGGATTTACAGTATATGCAACATCACGTGATGAAATGAAACCCATATGGAGAAAACTAAATGCTCTTGCTGGTTATACTACACCAGATTATGGGTCAAAAACTATTGCGTTAAAAGGCCCGTGGATGCGCATAACTATAGGTGATTTATTTTATCAACAACCTGCTATAATTACATCACTGTCATATACATTGAATGACGCAGATACAACATGGGAAATTAACATAGAAGATGATCCAACAATGATGCAATTACCTCATAAAGTAACAGTACAAATGAGCTTTAACTTGTTAACTGATTCATTACCAGAAAAAGGCGGCCGCTTCTATTCATTAGCTAAACAATATACCGGAGCCACCGGCGTTCCAAAACGCGGAGGTCATAATTGGTTAAGTGATTTCGGAACCACTGATGTTGATGACAATATTTTTAGAAGAGCAAGTGTTAATGAAAATAGTAATTTAAGAATTGAAACAACTGCTCCGCAAAAACCAGCAAACACAGATATCGTATTAGGAAATCAAGACGCACAAGTAAATATTGGACAAGGATAATTATGAACAGATACCAAGACATATCAACACTACAAGATAAAAACGGCCGCAGAAAGAAAGCATCTACTATTTATCCTATACCACCATTAACCAATTTAGATACCTATATTCAAACAACTACTATAGAACGTTTAGATATATTAGCAAACAAATTTTATGGTGATATTACATTATGGTGGGTAATTGCTGCAGCCAACGGTTTAGGCAAAGGATCATTGTATGTTCCTGTTGATTCTGTAATAAGAATTCCAGATGCAAATTCAATCAAAGAGTTGATAGAAAGATTAAATACTACAAGATGAGTCAGTTATTTTATTCACAAGTTAATACCGCAGTTCAACGAGAACTTATAGCCCGCGGCACTGTTCGAACTAAAGATAATTCAACAGCTGCATTTGATTTCATGTTAGGTAAAATTGCAAATGTAGAAATACAAGCATTTAATTCTGTGCCAACTGCCGAATCCACACCGATATCAGATTTTGGAACATTGGGCGGTACAACGGTTTTAAATGATTCATATCGTCCAACTGGCCCATTAGGTTATTTAAATGATGCAGTGAGGCCGTCGCATAGAATTCCGCCATTCATAACAAATGTTTCAGTTAGCGTAAACGACCAATCTAAAATGTATATCAACAAAGCAACGATATCAATAAAAATTTTAGATTCAACGACGGATCTAGATCGCATGGAAGAAATATATTGCGCACCAGGACGTTATATTCGAATGCGTATAGCACACCCGGATTATGCTATATTAAGTGGTTTAACATTGCTTGATTCGCAAAATACATCATTACCAACTACTGATAAATTAAAGGAATTATTTCCTGGCGTTGATTTAAGTAACTTAAGAAAAATGAATGAATATTATTTTTCGGGTCGTATATCAACTTTTAGTTATTCATATGTAGACGATGGTTCAATTGATTTAACTATAGAAGCAATTGGTATAACGAATACATATTTAGATGTACAAACAACCATGGCTTCTATAATTGAGAAAACGCCGACTGCGACTGCAACAGCAAATCAAACGGAAAACTTATATACTCTTTTATTAAATCAAATTTCTGCAATTGAACAAAAGATAAATACGGATCAAGGAAAATTAGAATTTGAATATTTAGTTTCAGACACTACCGATCAATCAATATTAATTGGAATTCCATATAAAATTGAAAATTCAAATACACCATCAACCGTACGTATGGTTTCTTTAGGGTATTTCATTAATTTTTTAAATGGCAATTTTATGGAAAAGGTAGGTGCTAAAATCATATGTAATGATGCTGTATGTAATAGCAATACATTTTACCCAAAATTAGTTTCAGCTGATCCGTTACATGTTTTGCTTTGGCCAGGCACTGGTAATTCGTTAACGAATACATATTATTTTGATGCTAGCAACGATCCATCTACTAATAATAGTATTGCACAACAAAATTCAGTAAACCCAGTGCAAACACCATTGAAATTTTTTCCTAATATTAAAGCAGTTACAGGAGGATTTCTTGCGCAGGATGGAAAAGCATATCCATCTAGAATTTATATCAATATTGAATTAATACGAGCAATTCTAGATGAAATTACGGAGAAGAAAGAACCTACGATAAAAAAATTGTTGGAAATACTTAGTGCACATATACAAACTAATACTGGTAATGCTATTAAAATGGTATTAGTACAAGACCCTGTAATAGAATCTGCATTATTATATACAGATTCTTCATATGTTGATACAAATTTATCAGTAGAAGAATTTTCTGTTCCAGCGTTCCCGGCGCTTACCGGAAGATCTGCAATACGAAATTTTTCATTGACTGCAAATGTTCCTAATAGCATAAAAAACATGATATTTGGTATACAGTCTGCAGGTTCTGGGACTCAAAAACAAGTTGCATATACTGGCTATATTTATGCATCTACTGAAACGAAACTAGAATTACAGCAAAAATGGAAACAAGATTATGAAACTCATAATCGAGGTTTGGCAATTGCTAAAAATAATAAAGCATTCAAACCTATTGATCTCGAAGCAACAAAATTATTACAAGCCGCACTAGAAAAATATGTAACATATTTTACGGATGATATTAAAAAATCTATGAATAGCACCAAAGCTATATTTCCAATGGATTTAGAATTTACTATCGATGGAATAAATGGTTTCAAATTTGGAGATATATTACAATTTGATGGATTACCAAAACGATATACAGATTCATATGTATTTACAGTAATTAGTGTTACTCACGAAGTTAATACTAATGGCGAATGGACTACTACACTTAAGTGCAACCCTAGAGTTAGAATAAAATAATGAGACGTAGATTATATTATACCGACAAACAAATTGTTAAGAATCTGCATACAACGGGTTCTGAATGGCAGACTACAGAAGGAAATGAGTATATAGGATTGTATCATACATATGTTACAGGCGAAGTATTTACAGAACCAGAGTGGAATGAAACAAAATCAAAACCTTTGGTAAAGTTTGAAGTTAAAGATCAAAATGTAATTAAGTATCAAGCTGTAAATAATGTACAAGTTAAATTTGAAACTCCTACACCTGCAATCATACAAGTTACAAATGAAGAAAGAACGTCTGGTTATAAAACTAGATACATTGCAAACAAATACAATGAACCAACATTATTTGAAGTAGATAAGTTGCAATTTGATAAATGGTTAGAAAATAAAATTGATCAAAATGTATGGCAAGTAATTCCAGTGCATTGGAAAATTTCTGGACCATTAACAACACAAATACAAGGTGCAGTTACTATAGTAGGCGTTCGTGAGCAAAACACCAAAACAATCATTGATTTGGAATCTAGAATACCAGGTATCTCTAAACTTTTAAATAATCCTATACAATATTATACTGATGTTGAATTTATTGTACCTCGCGATATAAACAGCCGATAAATTGGATTCTTGATAAAATTTTCTTATTATCCATATAATGATAGTGGATACTATAGAAGAGGCACAACAAACGTTACAATATATCAAAGATCGTAAAACTTTGCTAGTGCCTGTATACTGTAGTCCGATAATACATCCTGCAGTCAATCGTTTATGTGCAATATACATTTATACGGAAGATGATGTAGAACGTATGATTCCCATACATCATACAGAACAACTAAGGGGCTTTTCAGAACTTGTCCCGGAGTTTCTGGCTCTGCAGAATATCTTTGTTCATGACAAGAAGCGATGGTTACAAACGGGAGGAAACAATGCCGTATGGGATGTTAAGACATTGTGGTGGTATACATATGGCGAGGCATATGATGAAAGTCATTATCCAACTGCGGCACATCAATTTTATTGGCGACGACACACTGCTTTAGATGCAGTTAATTGCATTGTGCCATTACAGCAACACATGGCAATGTGCCAGAAGATTCGCCACTATGCTTGGCCAATGTGTGTAAATGCAAAATTGTCGGAATCATATTTGCAATTCAATGCAACATATCCTAACGTGTTTGCAAAGATTGAATCGGCAGGCTTAGCAGTTGATGAAACATTTCGAATGCCAGAATTAATGCATGAAGGACGTGTTTACTCACAATATCATTATCACACAACCACCGGTCGTCCTAGTAATGCATTTCGAGGATTCAATTTTGCTGCAATGAATAAAGAAGATGGAACGCGTGCTGCATTTCATAGTAGATTTGAACGAGGTGCATTGGTAGAAATGGACTTTGATTCATACCACGTACGGCTCATTGCAAAAATGATTGGATATGAATTGCCTGCATCATCAATACATGATTATCTAGGCAGATTCTATTTTGGTGTAGATGCATTAACAGATGAACAGCGAGATGAAAGCAAAGCAATTACATTTCGTTTGTTGTATGGAGGTATCGATCGAGAATTTTTAAGTATTCCATTTTTTGCACAGGTAAATGATTTTGTGTACAAGATATGGGATAAATGGAAACGGACTGGTTGTGTAGAAACACCTATATTAAAACGCAATATTTGTCGCGAAGGTTTGCAAAACATGACAGCAAATAAACTTTTTAACTATTATTTGCAAGCAGTAGAAACCGAAGTATCAGTGCGCAAATTGCAACAAGTACAAGAAATGATGGAACCATATACAAGTTGTATGATTCTATATACATATGACTCGGTACTATTTGATGTAAATTACGAAGAAGCACGAGAGTTACTGCCTCAAATCAAAGCAGTATTAGAACAAGGCAATTTTCCGGTAAAAACGAAAGTTGGCGATATTTATGATAAAATAAAAACTATTTCTTTATGAACATTGATTTAATTTTAACAGAGTGGTGTTTTCGATTGCCCAAAGGTTATCCTACATCTGCTAAGGACTATGAAGTACTATACAATGTACTGATAGACAC